ATATTGGCGAAGCGCACAAACAACCGCACGACGGACGTGCCCTGGACGCTCCCCGGCGCGTAATCCTCGGCCATCGCTGGATGCTGGACGATGCCGGTGATCTGCTGATCGCCGGAGCCGTCCTGCGGAGTGAACGTCACGGGTATGCCGAAGGTCGCCAGGCACGTCGCATCGAGCGTGTTGATCAGATCGGGCCAGGCCACAGAGCTACCCCGCCGGATAGGTCCACGAAGGCTTCGTCCAGTACGACACGATCAGGCCTTCGCCCGCGACTGCCGCGTCGATCCAGTAGTCGGCCATATCGAGCGAATCCGTGTCCGTGCCGGCCCACACTTCATAGGAGTCATCAACGCCGCCCGCCTGGTTCGGCCACAGCTCTTTGATCACTCCGGCGAACGTGCTCGTGTTCAGGCCCGCCGTGCCGAAATACATCTTGCCAGTGAGCCCTGCGATCACCTGCACGCGGATGCGGCAACAGGGTGTGCGAGTCGCGGCGAGCCGCACGGGCGTTCCCGGCGTGGGCACGTTGACGCGGCCAAGAGAAACAGGAGTCATAACCACGCCAGCACGTCGAACTTCTTCCCGCTGGTGACGTTCACGATGACGTTGGTTGCGGTATGCGTTCCATACGTCACCGTGCCGCCGTCGGTCGGAATGCAAATCACGCCGGCCGGTACGGCGCCAAGACGGTGCGCGATACTCTGGCTCGATCCAGTTCCCGTCTGCTGGCTCGCGAACAATAGCTTCGCCTTCGAGAGATATACGCCCTTGAGATTCGGCAACGGCCCGTTGCTCTGGAACTCCGGTGCATTAACGGGCGTTTTTTCGATTTTGACTGCCATCGCGTCTTTCCTTTCCGTGCTTGACAGGTTCCTGTTTGGGGATCTTTGCGAGCGCCAACTCCAACTCTGCCCGCGTGCCGATCCTCCGCTGCTCATACATCTGGCGGGCGCGCGCCATCTGAAACTTGTCGTTCGGGTCCGGGGCGGGATATTCGTCGCCGGCGTTAGGCGGCGTGAACCCGCCCGGCATCGGGCGCAGCACAAACAGCGGAGGCACGCCGCCCCGGATCAACTGCGGCCATCGGATCCTGCTGAGAAACATCATCGCTACACCGCAGAGATCACATTGTTGAAGAAGAATCCACAGTCTGGAGAGACCACGCGCATGTCGACGGCCATGTCGACCTCGACGCGGTCCGAAGCCAGATGTTCCATGCGGAAGGTCTTGATGCGCACGCCCGCGCCGCCGGTCGACCCAATCAGGCCGGTCCAGTTGAAGGTGTATCCGGCGCTCGGCTGCATCAAGCCGGCGTTCTTCGGGCGATAGAACAACGCGGCGGAAAGTCCTCCGATGAAGGAGTTGGACTCGGTCGCACCCTCGGCCGCGGTGTTGTAGACGGCATCCATCACCAGCACTTCTTCGAGTTCGAGGATTTCCGCGATGATGCGCCGCGTGGCCATCGCGGGATTGGGCGCGGTCTGGCCGTACTTGGTGCGGTCGATGAAGTCGGGATGATCGACGAGTTTGTCGAACACCGCGCGGCTGAAGACGCCGATATTCGGCGCGAAGCCGCCAGAGTTCAGCCGCATCTGCGTTTTGGCGTGACGGATGTCGGTAATCGGGCTAGCGGTGGCGTAGTCCCAGTAGACGACGTGCGTCGAGTCTGCGGTCGTCTGGCCGGCCACCTCGCCGGTCCACACGCCGCTCTTGAAGAAGTTCTGCGCCCACAGGTTCTCGCGGCGGATGAGCGCCTTCTGCGTCAGAAAGAGGGTCGCGTCGCGGTCGGGCGCGAGCGGCGAATCGCTGTTGGCGCGGATCTGGTCGTCCACATCCTTGTGGAGCGCCCAGACGTCGCAGTTATACGTGCCGGTGGAATCGAGCCCGTAGCCCGAGCCGGCGGACTCGGTCGAGAGAGCGCGCTTCTGCATCTCATCGCGGTTGAAGTCGGCGCGCTTGTAGGTATAGTACAGATCGCTTTTGTTCTCGACCGGGATCGGAGGGAAAGCGCGGTCGGCGACGAACTCGACGCCCGCGGCTTCCTGGAGATAGGCCACCGAGATATTGGTCAGAGGCCGGTTGACGTGGACGTCGCCAAGAGTCGGTTGAGGCATGGTTTACAGTTTTCCTTTCTGCTGAATTAGCGCCGGGATGATGGTCCCGGCGGCTCCGGTCGCGAGCGCGCGGCCGAGAATCTTGTTGCCCGTGGTGGCGGTAACCGCTTTTCCATTGGCGTCGGTCGCCAGCAGATCGCCAGCAGTAACCCCCGCAGTGCCTACCACCAGCTTGCTGATGCCGAGGATGCCGACTTCACCAATTACGCCGGCGCCATTGGGCTTGTCTTGCAGGATGCCTTCCGCATCGCCGCCCGCCGAAGGCAGGGCGAGCTGTCCGTTGGCATTCACCACGACGAAGCAGAACTGAGACGCGCTCAGGTCCGCGCTCGCGGGAACGCCGATTGATCGAAGAGTCTGTTCGTAAGCCATCGTTGTTCTCCTTTCGTTACCGCAGGCGGACGCCAGCCGCTTCGAGCGTGGCGATCAGCCCCTGGGCGTTGTGCTGCGCGCGGAACGCGGCATATGCCTCTGGATGCTCTTCAAGCATCTGTGCGTAGGCTCGCTCCTTGGTCACCTGCTTGGTGATCCCGGATACATAGAGGCCAGGTGTGACTTGGGCGCGGTTCTGGCGCGCAAACGCCATGGCCTGCGCCTCGAGTTCCTGGACACCTCCGGATCCGGCGTTCGGATTTACGTGGGAATGGATCATGCGTTTCTCGCTTTCCGCCACGCGGGCTGCGGTCAATGCTTCACTCACCTCTGCGACGCTTAAATATGCGCCCGCGCGGTTCTTCCGCGTGAGGAACTCTGCGGTCCGCTCGGGCTGGCCGGCCATGCGGCACAGCGCGGCGATGGCTTCAATATCCGCCTCGGGACGCACCTTAGACATCCCGGATGCGATTCTTCCAGTGAGCCGAGAAGCTCCCGCCGGTTTGTCCGATTCATCCTCGACCTTGGCGCCGCAGGCATGGCAGAACCTCGCCCCCTCTTTGAGCTCCGTTCCACATGCGTGGCAAAACCTCGGCTTAGTATCGTTGTCTTTGTCTTCGTCGCCGTCGCCGTCGTTGTCGTTGTCGTTGTCAATATCGTTGTCATCATCGTCATCATCCATGCCGTCATCAGGCTTGGCGCCCTCGGCGGCGTTTGGAAGCTTCTTATCAGGCATTGCAGTTATCTTCCTTTCTTTGGAAATTGCGGCAATCGCCGCAGTGGAACTCTGAACCGGCTCACCCAGCATCTGACGCAACGCGTTCATCGCATCGTCAAACGCGCCGACCTCATCGGCCAGCAGCGGCGTGGCGCCTTCGCCCCATGCGATGCCAGCCTGGGTCGCGATGATCTGCTCCGGATCAACGCCCCGGTTGCGCGCGACCGTCGCCACGAACTGTTCGTACTGCCGGTCGACCTCGGACTGGATGTCCTTGCCCGCGCGTTCGGAAAGCGGCTCATGCGGATTGGCATCCACCTTCTTGTCGCCGGCGAAGATGTAGGTATACTTGAACCCGTGCTCGTCGTTGAATTTCGAATCCTCGACGTGCAGCACCACCACGCCGACGGATCCCACCGCACCCATGCGCGTGACGAAGATCCGGTCCGCCGCGCTGGCCAGAGCATAGGCGGCAGAGAATGCGAAGTCATCAGCGATGGCCCAGATCGGCTTCGCGCCGCGCAGCGAGTAAATGGCGTCGGACAGCTCCAGGCAGCCCGTGGTTTCGCCGCCGGGTGAATCCACCTGCAACAGAATGGCCCGCACTGCGGCGTCGTTTACGGCGTCTTGAATGTAGTGGCCGATTCGCTCATAGGAGCTGCATCCACTCATCGCCGAAATCCAGGAATCCTTCTTCGTGAGCACTCCCTGGATCGGGATCACCGCGATGCCGTCAATCACGCGGTATGCGGTGTCATCAGCCGCTTCGAGATACGCCGTTCCGAACGGCTCTGCAATCTTCAAATCGCCCAACGGCGCGATTCCCAGGCGCGGTCCCAGGGCCTGAACCATCACGTCGAGCTTGGGCGGGTGGATCATCAGCGGGCAGTTCACAAAACGCGACGCCAGGCGGGAGAGTTGCTTCACTGAAACTCCACCTTTCCGCTGGCCGCTTCATTCGCGACTTCGCCTTCCGTCAGCCCCGCGTTCCGGCCCGTCAGAATCTTGCGGCCGTCGGAGTCGTAGGAAAGGCCCAGCCGGTCGGCCCGTGCGTTGTCCGCCGCTTGCTCCTGATCGATCACCGCCGCGTCGTAGCCCTGCGATGCGCATTCAATCGAGCGCGTGGAAAGGCCGTCGCGAATGGCGCGCTCTGCGGCCTTCATGTCTTTCTCCGGATCGACCCACGGCCAGCCCGGCGTCACCCACTGCGCGGCCTCGAACGGCTCCGGATCTTGGTCGTAGGCATTCAGCAGCTCCACTCCGAAAACCATCGCGAGCATCGCTTCGCGAAGCCAGCGGCGGTAAATCGGATGGCAAACCTGAAAGATGAAAACGGAGTGCTGGTACTGTTCGCACTTGCGCCGGAACTCCAGCAGGCCCGCGCGAATCGACGAGTAGTTGATTCCCGAGAGGTCGCCCGAGATCTGGTATTCCGCCAGTCCAGCGCCGCTCGCGAACGCCTGCAAGCAAGCCCGCACGAAAGCCTTGTAATCGCCGCTATCCTTGACTTCCGCGAACTGGACCTCTTCACCAAAGCCCAGCACCGGAAACGTGCCCGGCTCCAGCTTCGTGATCTGCGTGCCCGGATCGGAGGGCGCCTGGGATATGGTCTGATCGGGGGCCATCACCGGGTTGTCCGGGCTCACCTGCTTGATGAATCCGGTGATCATGGCCGAGATCTTCTTGCGCACGATTTCGGCGTCGGTGTACTGCTCCAGCTCGTAGAGCTTCGCAAGGACCGTCGTAAGCCACGGTTGCCCGCGGAACTGGCCGGCGCGAATCGGTTTGTAGACGTGCAGCACATCCGCGGCCGGCACGCGTTCGACGTGAAGCGATTCCATGGGGAAGAACATCGTCTCGCCTGGGTGCGCCTGCCAGAAGTGATAGGCCGCGCGCCGTCCATCCGGCCGGAACTCGATCCCACATCGCACGCGGTTTTGCTCGGGCACATCGGGTGTGGGCTGATTGCGCCACAGCGGTAACTGCTCGGCTTCGATCAACTGCAACTGGAGCGGCACCGCCAGCCCTTCTTTCGGCGAGCGCGGCCGGAAGCGAACGAAACACTCGCCGGCCTCCATCACTTCGCGGGCGATGATCATCTGCTGGCCGTAGAAGTCCGTCTGCCCCGACGCCG